CAAATAAGAGATTTGTTAATTTATATCGAACCTAGAATTAAAAATTTTGTAAAAGATAGTGATAAGAAAAATATATGGTTAGATAAAATAACCAATTTTAAAGAAATATATAAAAATATAGTAAGTTAATGTTACCTTTTAAAGAAGAAGTAGTATCAGATAATGTATTTATCAGAGAGTTTAAACAAGAAACTGATTCTGGAGAATATTTTTGGCATAGGGACAGAGAAAATAGAATAATTGAATCTATTGGTGAAACAGACTGGCAAATACAACTAGATGATGAATTACCAAAAGTTATTCAAGGCGAAGTTTTTATACCAATGGGAGTTTATCACAGAGTTATAAAAGGAACTGGAGATTTGAAAATAAAACTAATAAAAAATCCTATTATCTAATAGGGTTTTTGTAATTTAGTTCGTGACTAAATCTTTTACTTATAAAATCATTTAGTTTTATACATTTCTCAAACTGCTCTTGGTGTTCAAGTTCTGTTACAATTCCTTGTAAATAATCTTTAGTATAAACTTTTAAATTACGATTGTATAGTATTCCATTTGTAATTCTTTCAAATACGTTTTCTGCTCTCATTTTAATCTTTTTTAGAACTATAGTTCTCATTATAAATTTTAATAACCTCATCATATTCAGTTACTACTCCTTCTCTAAAAGTATCATTATCATACTTTTGCTTGTTTATATACTCTTTTATATAATCAGCATAATCAAGTTGTATAGAAATATCTAATTTTTCTTCATCAAATTCTTCATCAGGTTTTGTATCAACAGATTCGTCAACCTTAGTAACTATATCATCAATATAATCAACAGAAGAGAATCCACTATTCTCTAATAGAACTTCTAACTTTCTTCTCAATTTTCTATTACTAATAAGTAAGTTATTTGAAATAGACAAATCAATATAATCTTTTGAATTTCTTAAAGCATCCAATCCATCAACATCAGTCTCTGAAATAACATTATATTTTCTGAATACTGGTGAAAATGTATTTGGAATAAAACTTACTTCATCATTAGATAAATCTAATATTGTTATTCCCTTTTGATCACCATAATCATTTCTATCCATTTGATATAAAGACCCTATAAACGTGAAATTTTTATTATGTTGCAAAAGGTGAATATGACCAGAGAAAGCTCTCTTATACGACTTAAAATCTTCTACATCAATCTTATCAGCGTTTCTATGAGCAACTGAATTAAGGTGCATTTTACAACCATTTAAGTCAGAGTGACACATTAGATAATCACCTTGATTAGATCTAATTTCATTGACCATATCTAAACGTTTTTCAACCCAAGGCATTAAAACAATTCTTTGACCACCCAATTCTAAGGTTGTTGTTTCTTCATATACGGTAATGTTATCGATATAACCATATAATCTAACGGAGTTTACTTCGTTAGATCCTTTATTCCAAAGATCATGATTTCCAACAATTATATGAACTGGAAGAATTTTAGCTAGTTCTCTAAGTATTTTTTCTACTTTATTCAAAACAATAATAGGTAAACTAGTTCTATTATCAAATAAATCTCCAAGATGTATTAAGACATCACCTTCTTTTACATTTTCTTTTAAGTAAGGAATTACAAACTCATAAAATGTTGACTCCATCATATTCAACCACTTATCTAAATTATTAAGATAAATACCAAAATGTGTATCAGTTATCATAAAAACTCTCATCAATAAAAATTCTTTTTTATTTATATCATTTTTATCAATAAAGTTAGAAAAAAATGACTTTTTTATTATAATATATAGAGATAGAGAATACAGAAAAGTAAATATATAATTTAATAATTTGTTATTCAAGTTAAACAAAAAATAATTAAAAAAGACATGCCATTACCTCATTTCACACAATTACAGGGAGTAGGTTCGCCAGGTGGACCAGGAACACTTCCAGACGAAGTAGTATATTTAAACCTATTTGAGATAACATTTATATTACCTGTTATCTTACAAGCACAAGGTAGAGATCCTATCTTGTTGTTACAAAATGCAACTAAAGTATCTTTAAACTTAACTGAGTTTGAAGGTGTTGGTACTAAACAACAAAGGTTCAAATACTCTACAAGAGAGTTTGTTACAACTCCTACCAAAACTTCTGGAACAATTGGAATTCCTATCCAAGTAAATGTTAATCAACAAGGATCTATGGAGAATTGGAATACAATGAAAGCTTGGTATGACTTAGTATTTAACTCTCAAAATGGTGCTCTTCACTATAAAAGTGATATTATCGGTACTATTATTGTTAATCAACACGATAAAAAAGGTGTTGTTTTAAGAAGAGTAACGTTCCAAAACTGTCAAATAACTAAATTACAAGGTTATGACTTAGACTGGACAGGAAACAACATCATTGAAACTGTATTAGCAGATTTCACATATGATTACTTTATTGATGAGTACATTGATAACAACTTTACAATCAACCCACCGTTGGTTTCAGGTTATTAATAATAACTTAATAAAAATAAAAAACTCATCTTTCGATGAGTTTTTTTTATTTTAGAATTTCGGCATGCTAATATTATTTGTCATATTTTGTGCTGATTTCATCATAGAACTAGTATCTGGCATCGAAGCTCTTTGACCATCTTCTTCTTTTTTCTGATTTTTATCTTCTTCTTCAAGAATTTCATTAACTAATTTAATATTTTCTTCAAGCATCCAAAATGGCCACAAATCCATCGCAGCTTCCTGTGTATGAAAATGTTTTTGAAGTAATAATTTATTCTTTAATATATGCTTCAAAGGCATCATGAATAACGAAAATACCTGACGTTCCGTTGGGAAATGTCATATCTGTGGTAACCTCCTCACCACATGTACAAATCTTACCTAATTTTTCAATTCCAAAAGTCATTTTACCAATAGCAGCATTTAAAAATTGGAAAGAAATATCTTCCATTTGTTCAAACTCTACAAGTTTAGCTTTAATACCATCCATAGTAATAGATGTTCTTCCATTTAACATAAATGGAATGATTTTTAAGAAAGATAAATTAGGAGCTTTTTTCTCATTATTTTCTTTAATAATATAGTCAGTGAAAGCTTTTTGTAATCCAATATTTGGAGGAGTAACTTCAAATTGACAACCATTAATTGTTTTAAATGAAAATGAATTTGATGCAGGAGAATAAAATCTGTCTAATTTCTCATCTATTTTATGAAATCTGAAATTTTCCCTCTTTAACTCAACTGCAACTTCTTGTCCACAGGTACATTTTGTATTTACAGATAATGAATTACCTTGTTGAAATGTTAATTCTCTAATTAGAAATATCAAATATATTCTATCTTGGTCCTTTACTTCTAAAAATGAACCTACTCTACCATCAGTATATTTAATTCTTACACATGCTTGTAACATATCATTCATTTTCTCTACAACATCATAGAAATTAGTATCATCTACCATCGAATAAGCTTGAATTTCTCTAACTTGAGCTGCTCTAACCATAAACATAGTACCAACCGGATAAAATTTCCCACAAGGAAAATCTCTAACATCAAAAGTTAAGTATTGTAAATCACTTGTTCTCGTACTTTCAACGATGTTTTCTGAAGTATTATCAACAAAGTTATTTTGTGTATTTTTTTTACCAGCTTCTATATCACCTAAATGTCTTTTTAAGTAATCTTCTTCGCTCATATCTTTATTTGTGTCTGACATAATTAATTATTATTTTTTATTTATATATTGATACAATCAATGTCTCTATTATATTAAATAATAACTAATTGGTTTAAAATAAAAAAATGGGTTTTTATTTTTTACTAAAAATACATAATCCACTTTTTATTACCAGCATTATATATTCTATAAAATCCTAATTCTAACATTATTTCTCTCTCAGACTTATTAACATCATATCCCATAGATACTAACTTTTGTTTTCTCCAATTAAATCGATGGTGTCTAATACCATTTATTAAATACCAATATCCAGGTTTTGATTCATGTATATATGAAAAACCTAAACTTTTATACAAATTACCATCAGAAATTAAATTATCAGAGTATGTTTGTATTTCTTTTGGATTATATTCTGATATAAAATGTTTTAATAATTTAGATGAACCACCAACAATAACCATATTTAATTTACTACAAAATCTTGTCAATTCATAAACATCATTATTTTTTACCATTTTCCTATTCAATGGTAATCTAAGCTTTGAAAAAGTCATCAAACTAACTAACTCATTTTCATAAAAAAGTCCCAATCTTATAGAAGATTTAACATCACCTTGTAAGTGATTTTCATCTAAAAATTTTTTACTCTCCAAATACTTAACATTTCTTATTTCTGTTTTTCTTGCACCTATTTTTATAGATTTAGACAATTTATTTAATATAAAAGACTTACATATATCTCTTTTTATATTCCAATCATCTTCCCAAATTGTGTATAATTTAATTCCATTATCAATAGCTATTTTATTTTTTTTATAATGGTAATTATCATCTTTAAATTTATCCGAGTGCCAGAAAATACCATTAAACTCAAATCCTATATTTAAGTCAGGTAAATAAACATCAATTTCATAAGGTGTAACAATATTTCTATCATTTTGTATTATAAAACCATTATAGTTTTCATTTATAAAATTAAATAGTTCTATCTGTTTTATAGATGAGTTATCGGATATAGGATAACAATTGGTACATATAGATAAATTACTATTTAATCTATAATAAAATTGATAAGGTAATATACTAAAAGTAGTATTACATTTTTTACAATTAAAATTTAATATAGTAGATAAATCTTTATCAAATGATATAAACTCATATTCTAAATTGTTTATTTTTTTATTTATTCGGTCTCTATAATCTTTATAAAAGACATCAACAGTTTTATTATGTATATTTTTATCCATCCATGGATGATCAACACCATATTTCCTAAGTGATGTTTCTTTATATGTTTTTTTATAATCACTTAACTTAAAATTAGAAATTCTTTTCTCCAAAATTTCTTTAGATTTTGAAGGATTATAAACACCATAGTTATTATATAATGTTTCTCTTGATTTTTCTTTTGTTGACTCTATACACATTGCAGAGTTTGCACCATATTTTTTATTATTGGTTTCTATTATCTTGTTTTTTACTAAGTCAGATTCTGCAGGAGTTTTCGTTCCAAACTTTTCTAATGATTTTTTTTCCTTCATTTTTTTTATAATAGGATCTGATGATATACACTTTTTTGAACAATATGTTAAATAACCAATAGATGAATTTTTAAATTTTACTTTACTTAAACAATTTGGATTTTTACAAGTAGGTGAACTTAAAATACCATTTAATACTAAAAAAACTTTCTCCTTAAATGGAATGTCTTCTTTGATATTATAAACAATATAATCATACTCATCCTTATAATTATTCTTTACATATGATTCCTTTGACATCTTACCTGATGGATCATCCTTTTTAAATATATCTAAATTCATATAACATACCTTTTTACATATATATTAAATACTCCTATCTTTGTCTATAAAAAAAGAGAGAATTTTATTAAAACTCTCTCTTTTTTTATTTATTTCTCTATATATTAACTGTTGATGAAACCACCCGCAGCAATAGCACCAGTTCTTAAAATCGTAACATTGTTTACAATGATACCCATACCCTTAATTGGTTCTACATAAGTATCAAGAACTCCGATTTGACTATCGATAATATCAGGTGTGTTATTCTCATCATCCATTTTGTTGAAGTAGTTATATAAACCATTTTTGTTTACATAAGTTTCACAAATAACGTCAGCTCTTAATTTAATTTCAGCTCTAACATCTGGAGTATTGAATTTCCATTGGTAATCAAGTAACATAGAAGCAAGTTCTCTTTCTAACTCAACTAATACTTCTCTCACGTGGATTAAAGATAAAGCTGATTTATAGATTGTTAATGCAGTATTCTCAGTCTCAATTACATATCCTCTGTTTCTCTTCAATACAATTGGATTCATCTGTGCTTGGTTTAAGAATTCAATATCGGTTGGGTTAAAATCGTGTTCAATACCCGCAATATTAGTAACTCTACCATTTGTAACACCAGCAGCAATTGTCCAAGGTGTAATAGAACTTACAATAGAAGTATGTTTTCTCATATAAGTTGTTGCCACAAATGATGCAGGTGGGAAATCTAATGGTCTACCATTATCATTCACTGTTACATAAGGTGTAAAATAACCTACTGTTGAAACTCCATTTCCATCACCGAATGAGTAAAGGAATGCTGGATTACTTTCAGGATCACCACCTTTAGCCATAAACTCTACTTGTAAAACTCCTTCTGAATTTACGAAGCTTGGAGAAGAAGAGTTTTTGAATGATCTTAATGATGGCATATTAATGAAGCCAAATACATTCAATCTCTCACCACAAATATCAACTAATTGTTGTTTAGATCTCTCTATTAATCCTAGACCAAATGAGTCAATCAAATATCTAAAGTCAAATGCTTCTTTATTGATTATTGCCTTAAATAAAGGTGTTCCTTTTGCAACTAAGTTTAAAACTTGATTTTGTTTAGTTTCTGTACCATCTGGTAAAGAAGCTTGTCTAATTCTAAATCCTTTCATTGCAATACCTTTATAAGTTGTTGTGTATTGATCAACTGTTGAATATCTTGTTGTTTGGTAGTCTGTACCACCTAGATCATTAGTATATCCAGTTTTTAGAATTTTAGAATCACAAGTAACCTCAGTTAAGCTAGTATTACCAGGATATTGTCTCTTACTTAATATTCTTGTCAAGTTTCTTTGATAAATTTGACCCAATACAGGAGTAAAATCACTATTATCCGCCAATAAGAAATCACCAACTTTTACTTCACTATATCTTGCAGCATTGATTAATACTTTATTTTCTACTTCAATATATCCAGCAGGTAATTCAATCTCAACAGTTTGTCTTAAATTATTTAATTCAGACTGAACATTGAATGTATAGTTAGCAACTGTTTCGATTGAATTAGTTGTAACTAAATCAGCTGCTTTAAATGAAACTTCTAATTTGCCATCTAAATCTACAAACATTTGTAGGTAAGATTTCATCGCAGAAGTTTCTAAAGTATTGTACATAACTCTAACATCAGTTAGTTGCTCATAAGTAACATTCTCAGCTACCTCATATGCGAAGAAATTACCACTTGTAAATCCTAAAGAATTAGCCAAAGCAACAGCATCCTCTGTAACATTAACACTATTTCGTTGTATTGTTAGTGAAGTAGTATTTTTTAAAGATACAGGGAATAAAATCTGATCTAACACTTGTAAATCTAAACTACTTGCCGCAGTTGATTCATTGACATCAGGAGTTTCAAAAACAACATAGTTATATCCAGCATAAGGACTTAATGTATCAATTTGAGTAGGATCAGGAGTTGCCTCACCATTAACAAATGTAACATTTATTGTAGTTTTTAACTCACCATTATCTAAAAATTCAGTATTTAACGTATTTTTATCTGCAGTAGTATATAATCTATTCGCATAGATATAATCACTATTATTTATCAAACCATTATGGAATTTTTGATACAATATTGAATACTTACCAACAACACCTTCTTCAGCAGTTATAACATCATCTTTAGTAATTAACTGCTCAGTTCCCAAGATAAACTCATTATCAACTTTGTAGATTTTTAACACACCACCTGTTGATCCTGAGATATAAGAAACATCAGTTAAACCTGTTTTCAAAACAAATGATTTATTTTGTGTTGCTGAAGTAATAACTTCTGTTAAAGTCATATTAGATAAACTTTTCTTAATTTCTTTAGTTCCTTGTTTACCAACAATCATAGTTCCTTGTTCTTTAAATGCACCTAATGCTTCTCTAATAAAATTAAACATTTTAACTTTTCTATATTGCTTATAGTTTTTAACATCAACACCTGCAGTCCCCCAGAAAACTAATCTAATATCACCTTGTGAATAACCAATCTCATTACTTAAATCATAAATATAATAATCATGTGTTGTAGAGCTAGTACCATAAGTTAAATCTTGGTAAGAACCACTTGACAAATAAGTACCATCAGTATAAGCGTTGTCAACAGTTTCAACCGCGGAAGGATTAGTAGTTAATGATACTGGTGTAAATGATGCAGTACCAAGGAAACCACCTTGTCTAACATTATAAGTAACAAACCCCAATACTAATTCTGAAGTGGCTACAGTAGGATTAACATTATTTGTATAACTTGTAACACTTGAAACAACACCACTTGCATTAACTGTGAAAACAGTTGTATAAGTAGCCGAAGCAGTTGAATATGTAAAATCTACTGATTTTATATTAAATGAGTATGTACCAGAAGTAATAGGAACATACTGTCCACCAATAATTGCATAAGGAGTATCAGTACTATTTAGACCTAAGCCTGCAGTATATTTAACATTTAATATAGAAGAAGTACCAGAACCAGTTATAGTATGGTTAGAAAAAGATGCAGTATCAGCCCTGTTTCCAGCAGCAATATTAACATTTAATATTGCACCTTCTGAAAACCAAGCGGTTCTATTAGCAGACATTGGATAATCACCAACTCTACCATCTGTAGCAACAACACCATATGCGTGTGTTTGTTGACCATCAAATCCGTTATTAGCGTTTGATGCAGTACCAAATAATGCTACAACGTTTCCTGGTAAATCCAATGGAGTTGCAGTAAACGGAACTGATTCAACAATAGTTTCTTTATATGAAAGGAAATCAATTTCTTTTTGTTCAGTACCAACTAAAGTACCACCAATAAGGTCAACTAAACCAGTATAGTAGTCTTCTTCAACTAAATCATTGTTAAATGCACAGTATAAACCTGTTGTGTCAGTATCTCTATTAATTGTTGTTTCAATGAATATATTTCTTCCTTCTAAATCTCTAAAGTAAGGAATTAAAGATAATCCTTCATAATATGACAACAAAGTGATATTTCTATCATTTGCGAAATTTCTCAATTCTCCTTTAATTAAACCATCTGCATTAAAATACTGACCCCATCTGTTATCAACCGCTAAGTTTCTATAGTCTGACCAGTCTCCTGCAACTATAACAACATCAACCATATAATCAGATGCATAATCTGAAGCATTAACATAGGTCGGCATTTTCTCAATAGAACCATACCATTCAAGTAACGTTCTATCAAAACCACTAACTTGTGTTTTAACCACAAATACAGTAATATATCTGTCTGATAAGTTAGTAAAGCTTAATGCTCTTTCTCTATAACCAGAATTATTTTTTGTTAGATTAATGAAAGCTTCAGTATCTCTCTTCCAGAAACCTGTTGTATCAAAGAATCTTCTGTAAGGACCTTCTCTCTTAATATCATTAAGGTAGTGTGCAGAAGAAGATAATGATTTATACTCAATAACATCTAACGTATCATCAGTTAACAATAAATTCATTGCAAAGACAGGAGATGATTCTAACATTTTAGAAACAGTTCTGTGGAAAAAAGATCCCTTTCTTTCCAAGTTTCTATCTAACTGACCAAAAACCGCTTCTAGATCATTAACTGTTGTTAATCTAATCGGTGTGTTAACAGGTCCTTTTTTAGAAACTCCCATTACAAGGTTAGTTATTCCTTCTACTGTAGGTGTACTGAATACTGACTTGTCAATTTCTTCGATGAAGATACCAGGTCTTTTGTATTTTCCAATTTGAATTGCCATATTTTAATTTTAATTTTTTAGTTTAATGTATATATTAAAAGAAAAAAATCATATTTTTTCTATTTTTGATTAACATTAGATATTTTTGTGATATTTTCTTTCATATCCTTTTCAATTTTAGCTAAATTATCTTTGTGTTTCTTCTCAGCGAACGTAAAATCAGTCTTTGTTTTATTAACTTTCTGTACCAACTCTTGTATCTTTGTATTAACAGCTTGTTTTGTCGTTGTATCAGTAGATAATTTTAGCTCTTCTTGATAATTTTTATTTTCTTGTTCCATTTTTAATAAATCACTTTGCATTCTAGCTAAAGTTGAATATTCAACAAGAAATGGATTTCTATCTGGTCCATTTTGAACAGCTTGATCTCCTAATAGTTTAACTAATTCTCTTTCTAATTGAACTGAATCTTTAATGTTTTTGTAAACATTATCAATTTGAGGTCGTTTAGTTTTATAATCAGCCAATTGTTTACTAAGAGTTTCCATACTTTGTTTATTCATCTTAATATCAACTGGATCAGTTTCTTGAATATCAAACTCTGTTTC